CTCCTTACTTCGTCCCGGCGGATACGGTATCGGCTACCATCGCGTCGGATACATCAATGACCTGGTTCTGCTTTTCCAGAAGTTCAATTTCACGATTCAAATAGAACAGTGCCTTTTTAAGATCTTGTGTAGCAGAATTGCCGTCCTTTTTACCGGCGCGGCTGATGTACTTGACGGTGTTGCCGAGGTGGAAACCGAGATTCCAAGCCTCAATTACCTTGATGGCCTCATACGGGTCATCGGCACCACCGTAATAAATGGGGTGTTGAACGTTTTGATCAACATCATTAGAAAGTGTTTTTGCCATAAAGACCTCCTTTTTTCTGTTGCTACTTGGCGGCTGTTTTTATTTCAAAAGCGACCCTCCGCCTTTTCCTTATCAAGTTCCATGACGGTGAGGATGCAGTAGTTACTAAGGTCCAGCAACGTGTCGCGGATGCTCTCATCAACCTTGGGCTGTGTGCCCTTGGTCAGGTTGAGCAGGCGATGGTATTTATGGCTGATCTGAGCTACGGCGGTGACAAGGCCAAGACTGCCGAACTCCTGCCATGTAGTGGAGAAGCTGTTGCCGTAGTCGTGATTCTTTTTGCAAAATGTGTCGTACATGGTACAGACGATCTGCTTGAACTGTTCGCTTTCGGTCATGTAAAGACCTCCTTACAGGTACAAAAAATAGCTGAGGAACCAGCCAATGATAAGATAGAGAACGGATGCAATCACGGTTTCGAGGATTGTAAGCAGGATGATAACAGCCTCGTCGGGAATGTCATAATCGTTATACTCGGTGCAGGTGCCGTCTATGATGCTTTTGATCGTCTTTGTTGTCTCGGTTTCGCTTTTACTGCCAAAGAGTGCCTTGACGGCGAAAAGCAGGCAGTACGCTTGCAGCCATGTGAGAGTGGGCAAACCGATAATGGGCATAAACCAGTTCCAGATGATTGAGATGCAAAAGCCCTGAACAGGGATCATTGCGATAGTAACCAGGAGCCAGACGAGACTAAGTTTGAGCTGACGGCTGGGTGAGTTTCGTTTGGTCATGCGACCACCTCTTTGCCGGTAATCAGTTCAGAATAGGGAAGCGTTTCGATCCAATCACAGAATTTACGCCATTCGTCGAGTTTATGACCGCGACGAGATTTATAGATGTTGGCAAGAACTTCATAATTGACCATGAACGTACGGCGTTGATTGTAACTGGATGGGAGAAGCTGAATAAGCTGCCACCAGGCATCCTTATCTTTCGGCTCAAAAATACGATCAGTGCCATCGTAATTATTGACTTGACCGCCATTCAGATAAACCCTTCGCCAGAAGTTGAGCTGAATAATGATATCATCTAAAACTTCTCTGGAGTATAGCACTAGATGCTCGTAGCTGAAATCGTCAACCGTAAATTCTTTATCAGCGACTTTATGCATGGTGCTACACGAATTTGCTACTGTGCCAACTTTGTAAGTATCAGCTTCTTTCCACCAATACAGCGGGGCTGTCACATCAAGCCAAACAACGATCATGCGTAAGTATTTTCTATGGTCAGTACCGGCATTGCGCAAGCGTGTAGCGAGGTCGTGGTCGTTGGGACCCATACAATACTGTTGGTGTCCTGCGCAGATAACATGGTCGTCATATGTATGGCCGCAGTTTTCACAAAGAAGTAGACCATCTTCCTCTTTATTCCAGTTCTTACGATGTGTGCAGCCAAGGCCGCTGTCACTTCTGGCCCAGCTGTTTTTTGGATTCCGCATACCACGCAATGCATGCTTGAGGCCACCGACTTCTACGTTTTCAATTTTTATCATCAGGTTACCTCCAGATAGTTTTTTGCGGGTTCCCGGCGGGCAAAAGCTAGGCGCTGGGCATGGGAGAGGTCGTTATAGTTAAAGGTGCGGATAGGCGCACACTTGGAATCATAACTGGCGCACATCATATTCAGTTCCTTGACGCCGCGCTCCTTACGGTTCTGTTCACGATGGTTATTAAAATTCATGTGAAATTAAATCACTCCTTTGTGGTTTGATAGACTGTATAGTCATAGCCCTTTAGCTCTATAGGCAGGAAGATGAGGCGACCAGCCAACAGGACGAAGTACCCGATTTGCAGATGAACACATACCTCGTAGTCGTGATTCTTGAGCAGAAAGCTGCTTTGTTCCGGGTAGTCCGACAGCATATGGACCATGTCAACGACCTTTACATTCGGTTTCATAAAGACGGCCACACCTCCTTATCAAAGTCCGGCTCTGATTTTGTCAGCTTCTTTTTCCAGGTCTTACCGTCTGGCAGGAATAGCGAGAAGGAGCCGGGGATAATAGTTTCAGTGACGATGGCGATAGGCTCTTTCTCGCCGTTACGGTTTGTTTGTATGTATTGCAGGCAGACACGCTGGCCTTTAGGCGGCTTAAAGGGTGTGCTCATAGATTGATCAGAGCTTCTTTCATCTCTCGGTAAAGAATATCGTATATTAACTGCCCTGATGTTTCTGCGTTACACATGACGATGGGGGTGTCGTAGCGTGCCATCCATGTGGTCATGCTGGCAACAAGAGCCTGGGGCTTCATCTGACTGCGGTAGTAACCATGGTAAGCTTTTTCCCATGAGGCTTGCTCGATAAGCAGGTAGACTTTAGCGTTCTTGGCACGGGCACGCTCGAACTCACGCTTGAAGCGGTCACGGCTGGTAGTCCAACAAGAAGCGCATTCATCTATGGACATCTTTCGTTCCACACTGACCTTATCTGCGAGGCTGAAAGTAACGTCGCTTGGCAGTGTGACCTGCGCGGAGTAGTCGCCAAAATCAAGCTTGGTGTGCAGAATGGGGCAGCTGAACCGAGCCAGCCGCTGATGATACTTGAGCGTGTCCTGTTCACGCGAATCCACGAGGATCGTGAAGGTGTCCAACGTGGACTTTACAAAATTTGCTTCGATAAAATCACCTCCGTCAGATGATGGGTTGGAGATTCTCCAGCTGATAGCGCATGATAAACAGCAAGAACAACAGGTAGCTGAGCATGCCGATCTCTACATATTTGCTTTCAGTCCGGAAACTGACCAGCATAGCGATGGGGATGGAGAAAAATTCCAAGATAAGTAAAATGGTATTTAAAATTTGAATCACCTCACATGGGAATATTTCGTAAGAAAGTCGTTGAAGTCTGTTTTTGACTGTATCCACTGGTCGCCATCTTTGCTCCATTTGCCCTCGGTGTGGGTGTCGAGCACCTTGATGATTTCGCCGGGTTCGATGTGGTTATCGTCGAGGGTGCGGGGACGGATTTTATAGGTCAGGGTCTCGCCGTCGCACAGGCGATAGAGGGTGATGTTTTTGTTTTTGTATTTGCCGTCGATGGAGAGGACGTAGTGGTAGGTGGTAGCGAGGCGTGGGTTGGCGTACTGAAGGTAGCCGAGATATTCTTTTTGCGCCTTGAGCTGTTGAGAAATTGTCAGTGGTTCATCCGGCAAGCTATCCCAAATCTCTCTCAGAGCTTTATCGTAGTCAAAATCCTTATAGGTCTTGAGCTTGTCCGTCGTTGTGGAGCACTTTTTTATGTATTCGATATACGGAGAGTCAGTGTCCTTGGGGAATTGCGTGCGCTCATACAAGGCATCGCAGGCTGCGATAAATTTAAGGATTTTATTGCCACCGGCGAATGGCTTGAAATAGTCCAACAGCACCAGTGTTTCAATCTTGGCAGAGTTCAGACTGCGTGTATGGGACATATCCTTCCAGAGTGTGTAGAAATCACGATATTTGCCGGACTGGTACATAGCGTACAGATCGTTAGCGCAGCCTTGGCTCAGACCCTTGATGGAAACTAGAGATGGATCAATGGCGTAATGCTCTTTATCCGCAGTGAATTTGCGGTTGTCATGCCCCCACTGGATAGGCCCCTCATGAATATTGAAGCCGCGAAGCATTTCAGCCTTGAGGGCGGAGACTTTTTCCTTTTTGCCCTTGTTGGAGAAGTGTTGTAGACAGACCTCATAGAACTCGAATGGATGGGTGCTCTTTTGCCAGGCGTTGTAGAGGGAATCATAGGCCATGCTGGCCGAATGCGCAGAGTTAAAACTGTACGATGTAGCGTCATTTATTATTTTCCAAATCTGGTTTGCGATGTCTAGGGGGTCTTTACCTACAGGACAGTTGTTTTTTAGCTTTGCGCAGAGACCTTCAATAAACTGCTGTTTTAAAGGTTTGACCTTTTCTGGATGCTTTTTGGCGATATCTTTGATAATGCCGTAACATTTATCCATAGGGAAGCCAGCAAAATTCAGAACAGACATAATCGTCTCTTGATATAACAGAAACGAATAGGGAAATTCTTTCGTCTGAATTATGTTGTCAATAGCGGGGACACCATAGCTAAACGGTTCACGCTTTTCAAAAATGCTGTACATCGATTTGAACCCGGGACGAATAGCAGCCACAAAAGCTGAAAGCTCAGATACGTTCTGTGGCTTATACCGCATGAGCTTCTGCGTTGTTGAAGCACGTTCACATTGATTTACACCGCAGGTCAGCCCCTTTGCGTAAACATCCCAAACCTGTTGATTATCTTTGACCGCCTCAGATAATTCATCAACAGTTAAAGGTTTCATACCGATTCGCTTAAAAATTGCATCTGTAAGAGCGACAGTATCAACAATCAACCAATCATTTTTGAGGAATTTGTATTTTTCGGCTACAGCACCATCAATAACGGTGGTAATGTACTCCTTTTTTGTGGTATCGCTTTTACATTTAATGAGACCGATTTTGCGACGAATACTGCCTTGATAAAGCAAATAAGCACAGGGAGCTTTAGATTTAGAGATAATAAGTCCCCAGTAAACCTCACTCTTTTTTACAAGGTCCTGATATTCCGAATCAACGAAGTCATAAATGTTGATTTCGCCTTTTTCGTCATCGTCTGCATATTTCATGGCCAGATCATATTTATCAATCTGATCGCTGATTTTATTAGCAATATCAAAATCAAGTTTCTTAGCGCGGGCGTACATTTTAAATGCAGCTTTCTTTTTCATCGTGCCAAAAGCAATCATTGGATAAGCGTGGTCATCGCCAAGAATTTCACGTTGCGCTCGTTCAAATGGCTCCTGTGAACTGATGTTCATATCAATCTTGATGTACCCTGTCTTTCGACATATTTAAAAGGGAATAGACTATACCATTGTCCTTGCGGACACCCATTGGTAGTCGTTGCGACCTTGACCTTAAAGGTCCTGTGTCACAGGATTATCCAATCTTCAAATCTTGTTACGATACCGCTTTGATTAGAAGCGCCGCATTTCGATTGCTCTAATGTTTCGTAATTTGAAGCTCTAAGGACTTTCCCTGTTATTCTGGGTTTTCCGATAGCATTTCTGCTAAGGGCGACTTAATATAATCACGTACATACATATAGGTGTAAGATCCGAATTGCAATTTTCCTGATTTGAGTCCCTCGCAGGATTTTCGCGTAGATATTTTTAACTGTTTTTCAAAGGCTTTTCGGGTTTGAAATATATGTTTTGTTTCTACACAAATCACAGCAGTAAACCTATCATTATTGACCGTTGCCTTTAAAAGAAGATCAAAAC